AGGTCTATGACAGAATTACTTTTTTGTATGTTAAGGAGTGGAAGATAATGAGACTGATTGATGCGGATGAATTTTTGAAAAAACTAGGAAAGGAAATTGAAGGAGCTGTAGAGAGGTATTATGAAAACGATAAAGATAGCTTTTACGGAGGGATATGCAGTGCGTGTAGAGAAATCAGAAGCATGATATCAAATCAGCCAACAGCCTATGATGTGGATGATATTGTGAAACAGTTGGAGGTTCTGTCCGACCGTGCAGATGATGATATGTCTGTGTGTGAGAAAGGTATGTACCAATACTATGATGGATTCAGAGATGGCATTGACAAGGCGATTGAAATCGTGAAAGGCGGTGGAACGGATGCCACTGACGGATCAGTCGAAGAAAGTGTAGTATATCGAGATTTTATGAAAAGGAGTAGAAATTGAGCGAACAGTACAACCGTGAAGAATCCGAATGGATGAAGCAGGCTACTCGATCCCGGCGGCTGAATTATGCGGATATGTCGAAGCATCCACCGGATCGGAAAGCCAGTGCAGACTTCCACCGTCCGGCATATCATACGAACAACATGATCAGAATACAGGGGCAGCAGTTGGAACATATCACAGTGGAGGAATACCTTGCGAAAAAATATAACATAAAGGAGGCTGATGCCAGTGGAGCAGAGACTAGAAGAAAATAGCATAAAGAGAGAGAACAAAAAGAAGAAAGAATACTTGAAAGGATACAGGAAGCATAAGAAAAGAATAAAAAGAATTGAATCGGAGATTGAAGAAATCAGAAGTATGAAGATGTATCCGTCAATGAATAATGATGGGATGCCGCATGGGTCGAATCAGAGTGACTTGAGTTCTTATGCAGCAATATTACAAGAAAGAGAGGATGAACTGTATGAGGAAGGAGTGAAGCAAGTAGAAACATATAAAGATATAGAGTGTAAAATTAATCAACTGACGAATCAAGAGGAAAGAGATATATTATTTTACAAATATATAAAAGGACTTGACTTTTGGGAGATCGGACAAATATTGGGCTACAGTGAACGGTGGATTCATAAATTGCATGGAGATGCACTGAAAAAAATTCAAATTAGTTAAAGAGTGCAGTTCACTTCAGTATTATTCATGATAATATGGTATTGTCGAAAGACGATAGATAATACTCATTATACGTAATACTCTTCGTAGAAAGACATCTGTGAGATTAGCAGGTGTCTTTTTTTGTCGAAAAATATAATAATATTTTAACATGAAAAAGGAGATAGGAGATATGCCAGTAGGAAACCCAAAGCCACAGACGGTTGCGACGGCAAAATATGAAAAAAAGCGGGATGGATGTCAAAATCTTATAAGCTGAAAAAGGAAATAGTGGAAGAGTATGCAGAAGCTTGTAAAAAAGCAGATGTGAGTGCCGCGGGACAGCTTATGAAGATGATGAGGGAATTCATCGAAGAAGTGAACAAAGAGAGATAAATAAAAGCACCTGGCTAGAAGCTGGGTGCTTTTTAGGTGGATGAAATGACAGACAAAGAGGCAAAAGTTTTCTATAATTCTTCTGCATGGAAACTCAAACGGATGCGGATTCTTGAGCGGGACTATTATGAATGTCAGGATTGCCGCAAGCGACTCAAGGATGCAGCGGCAGCAGGTGTCGCATTACATGGAAAAGAAAGAAAAATCAGAAGAGCAGAAGAGGTACATCATATCCAGGAACTGAAGGAACATCCAGAGCTGGGGCTTGAAGATGATAATCTAATCAGTCTGTGTAAGTTCTGTCATAACCTACGACATGGCAGAAATCCGAAGGGGTTTCCAAAAAAGAAAAAACCTGTAAGCGAGGAACGGTGGTAGACTCCCCCCGGTCAATTCTCAGCGATTTTTTCTGAGTGAAGAACGGGGATGTAGAGAAGACTCTGGAGAAATTTTGAGATCTCGCGTGAAAAGGGCAGGGGGTCAAAAATTCAGGACTCACTATAAGAAGGAAAGTTTTCAGACAACTTCAAAAAGGCTTAAAAAAGAGCGAAAAAAGAAGCGAAAATTGATAAAAGTGGAATGATTTGAGTAAAAAAAGGTGGTGAAAAGATTGACTCAGAGAAAGAAAACACTGACACAGACGGAGATAAGAGAATCATTAGTTAAGCAGTTGAAGCTGCGGGGAATGAACGCAGAATTCTATAAAGATCTGATTGATGATTATGTATATTATTGGTCACTGAAAAAGAGACTGATTACAGATATCAGGAAAAAGGGAATCCGGTATGAGACCATCAATGGAAATGGTGTGAGCGTGGAAAAAGCAAACGAATCTGTAGTTAATCTGCAGAAGACTACAGCAACCATGTTAAAGATCTTGGCTGATCTGAAGCTAAAAGAGCCAATACCGGAACCGGAGAACCCAACAGATGGTTACCTGTAAAGAAATTGATGATTATCTCAAATATGCCGAAGAGCATCCAAAGTGGATAAACAAGAAAAGAAAATTACTCATAGAAAACATCGTTAAGCCAACATTAAAGCAAAACGATGTTTTTTTTGACGAGAAAACGTACAGGAATTGCTTACAGTATTGTAAATCCAATTTCTATGAGCTGTTTCCATTCCAGAAGTTCATCTATGCATTCGCATTCATGTACAAGGATGATATTCCAGTATTTTCAAAGTTCTTCATCAAGGAAGGACGCGGAAATGGTAAGGATGGATTCATCGTTCCACTGGTTAATTTCTTCCAGACTCCCCTGTATGGAGTGAAGAATTATCATGTGGAGATTGTTGCCAATTCGGAGGGACAGGTTAAAGATACCTTCAAAGTTGCTTATGATATGCTGCATGACAATCCGAAGTTTAAGGGGAAATTCTCTGTAACTAAGGAGCTAATCACAAATCTTGTGACCGAATCAGAAATGAAATACAACACGTCCAACGCAAAGACAAAGGATGGTAAAAGAACCGGTTGCTTGGTACTTAATGAGATTCATGCTTATGAGAATTATGACCAAATTAATGTTTTTGAATCATCTTTTGGTAAGGTCAAACATTCAAGGGAATTCATAATCACAACAGATGGATATGTCAGAGACGGTCCACTGGATGAGATATCAGCAATGTGTGCTGAAATACTGGAGACAGGAGAGAATCCGTTAGGGTATTTCCCGTTCATTTGCGAAATCGATGACATGAAAGAAGTGGATGATCCGGAGGCATGGCATAAAGCCAATCCATCCATGGAGTATATGCCTATTCTTGCAAATCAGATCATGCATGATTATCTGGAAATGAAGAAGATTCCTTCCAAACGGGCAGAATTTATCACAAAAAGAATGGACAGATCGGCACGAAAGGAAGAAGAGACGGTCACAACATGGCAGAATGTCCTGAGAGCTTGCTACGAAGGAGAGACAATGGAAGAACTGGAACGAAAGATTCCACGGATAACATTGGACACACGGGGACAGGCAGCAGTTATTGGAATTGATTATGCAGATGTCAGAGACTTCGCATCTGCCGGGATACTGACCAAGACGGATGAGGGAGAGTATATCTGGCGGCAGCATACGTGGATCTGTGCGGATTCCCCATTTATTGATTCTATCAAGTTCCCGCTGAGAAATGCAGGACAGACAGAGTTTGAAGATTTTGAGGTTGTTCCAGGTCCAGTGATTGATGTGAATCTGATTGCAGACTGGTGTATGGAACAGATGAAATGCTATGAAGTCAAAAAGATTGCAATGGATACTTACCGGTATACTTTATTCAAACAGGCATTTGAGGAAAGAGGAATTTCCATCGAAGATAAGAAAAATCCTCACGGAATTGTAAGGCTGATCCGAAAGATAACGTCAGCGACAGGAATTATCGCTCCATTCATTCAAGCTATGTTTAGTCAGGGGATGGTCAACTACGGACAATCAGCAATCATGCGGTGGTATACAAATAATACAAGTGTAAGTGAGGATAAATACGGGAATAAAATGTTTGGAAAAATTGAACCAAAATTAAGGAAAAATGATGGATTTATGGCTTTTGATGTTGCAATGTTTTGTAAAGATGAGCTGGAAGTCCAAATTATATATATTTGACAGGAGAAAAATATGTTTGAATTTTTGTGGAAACGGGATAAGGAGATACAGTCTCTTGCCGAGATTATTGCAGTGGATATGGAAAAGCTGAATTTATCAAAGCTGGCCATTGAAAAAGCAATAATGATGATTGCAAAGGCGATTGCCAAATCTGACATCCTGATCCAGACAGAGAGTAAAGAAAAGAATAAACAGGAGTATCGGCTAAACATACAGCCTAATGATCATGAGTGCGGAACGGTGTTTTGGACAGAAGTAGTGAGAAAACTTCTGACGGTACAGGAAGCACTGATTATCCCGTTAGGAGGTAAATATTATCTGGCATCAGCGTGGCAGGTCAGCGATAATGTACTGACTGAGAGAAATTATAGTGATATAACGCTTACATGTGCCGGATATAACTATTCGATCTATAAAAAATTCTGTTCATCGGAGGTGATTCATCTAAAGTATGATAATGCAAGAATTCGCTTGTATTTGCAGAACGTAGTTGGACAATATGATCGAACGCTGGATGCTGTTAATGCAATGATGCGAATGTCCAGTATGCCGAGATTTAAATTAAAACTTGGAACGTCTGCATTATCTTTTAGAAAAAAACAGGCAGATGGTACAGATAAAATAATGACAAAGGATCAATATGTCAAAAAAATCAAAAACTTATTAGAATCGGATGAGCTTGCTGTTCTTACAGAATCAGACAGTGTCACAGTGGAACAATTACAAATCAATACCGCTGTAAAAGCAGAAGAACTGGCTAAGATAGCTCTTCAGATCAACAATGAGGTGGCAAACGCATTTGACATTCCAGAAGCAGTGTTCAATGGGAATATCACAGAAAAGTCGGATGCCACAAATGAATTTATCACATATGCGGTGGGACCAGTGGCAGAAGTAATCAATGATACGTTGACGGCTTACATAGTCGGTGAAGCAGATTATTGTGCAAAAGATGAGAAGGTCATGGTATGGCTGGCACGTTTTAAGCACATAGATGTGGTAGATAGTGCTGTAAATCTGGATAAGCTCCGTGGAATCGGATTTAATTATGATGAAATCCGTGGAATGGTAGGTTATCCGTTACTTAATACAGAATTCAGTCAGGCGAGAGCATTGACAAAAAACTATGGAGAGGAGGACGATGGTAATGTGGTACAGGAAAACTGATTAGATGGAGGTGATCCAAGTATCTCGGAGCTGTCCGTTAAACAGTAATAATAGAGAAAGGGGAAGGACATGGAACAGAAAAAAGTTGTGTATAGATTCCAGCAGACGGATAACGTACACGAAATTTTCATTTTTGATGAGATCAGAAAAACTGGCCCATTCAACTGGGATACATGGCAGTATGATGACTCTGAGACATCAGCCAAGCATTTTAAAGAGCTTTTGGATGCTATTCCGGAAACGGATGAGATTAAGATCTATTTCAACAGCAATGGCGGAAGTGTAGACCAGGGTACAGCAATCTACAATATGCTTCAACAGCATGGATCTCACAAAACGGGCATTGTAATGGGCGGATGCCATTCTATTGCTTTTACAATCTTGCAGGCTTGTGACAAGCGTATCATGGGACAGGGAACAACTGCAATCATTCATGACATGTGGGAAACGGTAACAGGAAATGCAGCAGATCTTAGAGCAGAAGCAGACAATTTGGATGTAGCAATGGACAGCTGTGTGGCGTTATTTATGCAGCGAGCAACAATATCAGAGGATGAACTTCGGGAGATGATGCATAAGACAACAACATTATCCCCTCAGAGGGCTTTGGAATATGGTTTGATTGATGAGATTGGTGTTGCACAAAAAGAGGATGATCCAAATGTGAAACTGCAGGAGGTTCTCACAGAAAACAAGGAACTTCAGATGGAACTGAGAAGCAGAAATGAGCATCAGAAGCAGTTAGCTGAATTCTATCAGTTGACTCATAAGAAAAAAGAAAAGAAGGAAGAAAAAGACAGCACCGGATGGGGTGCTTTTTTTGATTAGGAGGAAATCGCAGAATGAAGATTGAAGGATTAAGACAGGAAGTAAAAGATAAAGTGAAGCAGTTGCTGGACAATGCTCCGGCAGATCAGAAAGCAGACGCAATCATGCAGTCCATTGAGATGATTGAGGAAGCAGCACATGCGGATCTGATCCAGCAGGTTGTGGCGGAAGCCGAAAGGGCAAGTCATGACGCAGAATTCAAAAAGCAGCTCGGACTTCGTAACCTTTCTCAGGAAGAGAAGAAATTTTATGAAGGATTCAAAGATATCAAGCAGTCTATCACAGCGAATCAGATTGATATCATTCCGACAGAGATTATTGACCGTACATTGGATGATGTAAAAAAAGCATCTCCAATTTTGAAACTGGTGAACATGGCACCAGCAAATGTAAAGAAATGGATTGTAGCATCCCATTCGGGAACGGCTGTTTGGGGAATGCTCACAGATGCAATTAAAGGTGAACTTTCAGCAGAAGTTACAGCGTTGAACATTGAGATTCATATGCTTTCTGCTTATCTTGTGATTCCAAAAGCAATCCGTGAGCTGTCTCTGGAATTTGTAGACCGGTATTTTATGGCAATCCTGTCAGAAGCAATGCAGGATGGACTTGTTAAAGGATATCTTGATGGAGATGGAAAGACTGGTCCGATCGGAATCTTCCGTCAGATTGGAACAACAAATGGAGATGGAACACAGAAAGCTAAAACTGTTTCAACCAAGATTGCAAAGTTCAGTCCGAAAGGACTTGCAGAGGTAAGAAAAACTCTTACAAATGATGGAAAGCGTGTGGTAAGCAAATTGTATCTGATCTGCAATCCAGCAGATGAAGCAGAGTATGTTGATCCGTGTATGTATGGAGAAGCTCTGACAGGGGGCTATGTCAATAAGTCTTTTATTGAGATTGAAAAGATTGTTGATGCAAACTGCCCAAAGGGAAAAGCAGCGTTTACAATCGAAGGATATTATACGATGGGAACTACAGGAGTTCGTGTAAATGAATACGATCAGACAAAAGCGATGGAAAATGCAGATCTGATTATTGCAACGTGCTTTGCAAATGGACGTGCTGTAGATGACAATGTGGCAGTTGTCTTTGATGTAACAAAACTGGAGGAATATGTTCTCCCTATTACGCAGATAACAATTCCACAGCAGGCAGGAGAATAAAAAGAAAAAATGACAGTAGTAGAACTGAAAAATCTGACGGATGAAATGAGAGAAGAGTTTCAGATCCCGCCATATTATCAGGACATGCAGCTGAGAAATCTTGCAAAAGAAGGAGAAAAAGCAGTCGGAGGATTAAATCCCGGCTGCGATATTTCCGAAGATCTGACTTATAGAATGCTTGTGAAAAATTATATGTATTATGCATATCATCACAAAGTTAATGAATTTTTTGATAATTATGCAAGCCTGATATTGGGATGGCAGATGGAAACAGAGGTGGATACAGATGCCTGAATATACAGATGGAATTTTAGAAATTCTTGAAATTGTCGAAGACAATACAGAAGATTATCCGGTAGAAAAAATGAAAAGAACCGGGTTAAAAATATGGTATCGGGAACTGTCGGTGTATGATACAACAAGAGCAAAGTTATCAGCAGACAGTATAGAGGTAACCATGAAAATAAGTATTCCTCAATATAAAAAAATTAACAGTAAATGTATATGTGAGATTGATGGAATACAGCATGAAATCTACAATGTTGCTCATGTAACCACAAAGGATGGGTTCAAGGAATCTGAGCTGACACTGAAAACGCCGGCATATGATCGGGAGGTAATGAATGACACAAAAGAAATTAAGTGAGATTCTGCACGGTACTGGCTGTCCTGTAAATGAGGGAGTCAGCAGTCTGAGAAATACAATGAAATTTCCGAGGATTGATTACTGGGAAATTTTGTGGGAAGATGTGATGGCATCAGGAAATGAATATGATCAGAAAATCACTTGGCAGATCAGCTTTTATGCGGACAAGCCACGTAATCCAAAGCTAGTGGAATTGAAAAAGAAATTGAATGAGTTAGGATACCATCCGGCTATTGCTCATGAATATGTCCAGGAGGACAGAATATGGCATTCTTATTTTTCGATTACTACAGATGGAGAATATACAGATGAGTCAGTCAGAGATTGAATTTTATGATTCTGGATTAGCAGAGTTTGAAAAAATGATGCAGGAATATGCAAAGATCTCAGAAGAAAAGGCACTGGATGCGGTGGAAAAAGGAGCAAGGGAATTCGTCAGTGATCTCAGAAAATTGCCGAAACCAAGAAGTAAAATCAGTAAGGCAGGGTATACACATATTGTAGATACGTTCTCAATGAAAAGAGAAAAATCAGGAATCGAAGTTGGATGGGGAAAGTATTATGGACCAATGTTGGAGCATGGAACGAGAAAAATGGCGGCAAGGGAACATTTGAAACCACTTTTTGAAAGAAACAAAGAAAAATATTACAGAAAAATGACAGAGAGCATATTTGGTTAGGAGGAAGAAATGGCGATTAAATCAAAAAAACCGGCCATGAAGCAGACAGTAGGAGCACAGTATGTGTGTTTTGCAAATGCAGAAACACCGGGGGACTATGATGGTACTTATGAAAGCGATGTAGAAAAAACGGAAGTTGTAAAAAGTGTAAAAGTAACAGAAAACTCAGAGTCAAGCGATGTATATGCTTCAGGAAAAATCTATGATTCTGATACACCGATGACAAGTATTGATGTTGAGGTATCCGTGATTGCATTCCCGGATGACACAATCTCAAGGATGAGAGGTGATACAGTAGAAGAAGGCGGCTTGATCCTGTCAGGAGGAAAGAGTGAAAGACCGTTCTTTGCGTATGGAAAAGTTGTGGAATTGAAAAATGAAAAATATAGATTTGAGTGGTATCCAAAGTGCAAGTTAACAGAGAATTCTGATGATATTGCAACATCGGAAGAAAAATCAAGCGAGCAGACGGATACAATCAAGATCAGAGCTTATCCATTTGATGCGGCTGGAAATATTACGTGCAGAGTCACGGAATCTACAGCACCAGCAGGATTGACAGAAGAAAAATTCTTCATGAAGCCAATCCTGACAGATGCAGAGCTGACGGCAGCGGTAGGAGCGTGATCACATGAAATCTAAGCTGATTGAATTAACAGATGGATCAAAATTGGAAGTAAAAGTTAATTTCTATACATTATATTTAGTAAAAATGAATGGAATTGATAAGAAACTGGATGGTAGAGATGACCTGACAGATGAAGAAAATATGGAGCTGGCAGGGAAGATGATCTATGTAATTCTTCGGTCTAACGGGTTGAAAGTAGACGAAGAAGAGGCGATGATGCTTACACCAATGGATGCAAAAAGCATTCAGGACATTTTCAATGAATTTGAAAAAAAACTCAAGGAATATAAAAAAAAAGAACAGGCGAAGAAGTCAGTGGCTCCGAAGAAAAAATAGATATCGACTGGGCAGGATATATGGTCTGTGCAAGAAAGATGGGAATGAGCGAAGAGGAATTCTGGAACTCAGATCCCATTTTTTTTAATGAATGCTTGGAAATATTTTTAGATATTGAAAGACGAAAGGCAGGTACTTTGCGTGGATGACGGATTAAAAACAGTAGGTCTTACATTTAAGGCAGATGGAGCTGTCGATTTTAGAAAATCATTATCAGACGTAAATAATGCTGTAAATGAGAACAGGTCTGCATTTAAACTTGCAAAATCAGAATGGGATAAAAGTACGTCATCTGCAGAAAAACTGAGAGCAACACAGGAATATCTACAGAATCAAACAGAAGCGTACACTGCAAAAGTTGAAAGATTAACAGAAATCCTCAATGCTCAAGAAAATGCAGAGGTACGGGATGAAGCTGCAATATCAAAGACCAGGCAGCAGTTGGATAATGCGAAAGCAGCTTTAAACAATTATAAAAGTGGTCTTGAAGATGTAAATAAAAAATTGGAAAGTGGAGCAGCCACACTGGAAGACTATTCCAAAAAGGTTAAGAATTTCAGCGATACAACTGGAAAAATTGGAAGTTCACTTAATAAAAATGTAACAGCTCCAATTGCGGCAGCAGGAGCAGGAATCATGGCAGCATGGGCTCAAGTTGATGAAGGAATGGACATCATTGTTGAAAAAACTGGAGCCACAGGAGATGCACTGGAAGAGATGCAGACCTCAGCAAGAAATATTGCAAAAAGCATTCCAACAGATTTTGCAACGGCTGGATCAGCGGTTGGAGAAGTTAATACAAGATTCCATCTCACAGGACAGGAATTAGAAAACTTGTCGTCGAAATTCGTGAAGTTTGCCGAATTAAATGATACAGATGTATCATCATCCATTGACAGTACACAAAAAGTAATGGAAGCATTCAATCTGGAAGTGGAGGATGCAGGAGATCTTCTTGATACCATGAACAAAGTAGGGCAAGATACAGGAATCTCCATGGATACTTTGTCATCGACAATGGTGTCTAATGCAGCCACACTAAAAGAACTTGGGATGTCTGCAGCAGATGCAGCGGTTTTCCTGGGACAATGCGAAACATCAGGAGTAGATACCAGTGCGGTAATGGCAGGACTGAAAAAAGCACTTGTAAATGCTTCGGGAGAAGGTAAATCAATGAAAGAAGCTCTCTCAGAATTGCAGAAAACTATGCTGAATGCAGAAAGTTCGACAGATGCCTATAATGCAGCTGTTGATTTATTCGGATCGAAAGCAGGTCCGGCATTGGCAGAATTTTGCAAAAATGGGAAACTAAATTTTGAAGAATTAGGAGCTTCGTTGAGTGATAATCTCGGAAATATAGACAACACATTTAATGCAACACTAGATCCGGCAGATCAATTTAAGATTACATTGAATGAGCTGAAAGATGCAGGGTATGATGTAGGAAATGCACTTGGTCCAGTGCTTGCTGAGTGTCTTCAGATAGTAACACCAATTCTAAAAGATATTATAGGAGCATGGAATTCTCTGTCACCTGGAACACAGGAAATGATCATAAAATGTGCATTACTTGTGGCGGCACTTGGCCCAGTATTTAGTATTATAAGCAAGGTATCAGGTGGAATATCTACGGTGATAGATGTCGGGGCAAAAATCACACCAATCATATCGAAAGCAAGTGGAGTTTTTTCAGCATTCAATGCAGTATTATTGGCCAATCCGATTTTGCTTGTAGTGGCAGCCGTAGTAGCTCTGATAGCAATATTTGTAACATTGTATAACAAGTGTGAATGGTTTCGGGATGGAGTCAATGCTGTATTTGCAGGGATCCGGGATTTCATAAAAGGGGTTATCGATAAAATTAAAGGAATTATGAACTTTGAATGGAAACTCCCTAAAATCAAGCTCCCACATTTCAAGGCGAGTGGCGAATGGTCGCTTGTTCCACCAAAGGTTCCAAAGTTTTCCGTAGACTGGTACGCAAAAGGCGGTATTCTGAATAGTCCAACCATTTTTGGAATGAACGGTAATACAGCTTTAGGAGGCGGTGAAGCAGGGAAAGAAGCGGTGCTTCCGATCGATCTGCTGAAGACTTATATCCGGGACGAAATGCAGGCGAATAACTATGCATTAGCACGGATCATTGCAGAAGCATTGTCGGAGCTGACATTTGTGGTTGAGAATAACATTACTCTTGGAGACAAGAAGCTGGCAGATCTGTTGGTAGATGCGATAATCAAAAAAATGTCGCAGAGCGTGAAATGGAAGAAAGGGGCAGTTGGAGCATGATAGATGTGGAATATAACGGAATGGCCGGGTCAATCCTAAAGGTATACGCAAAAGAAATTCCCGATATTCCTGCAGCTGTCAAAAAAGAATCCTCGATAAAGATTGCAGGAAGAGACGGAACATTATATACACTGGATGGAGGATATGAGTCTACAAAAGTTTCGATAGAGTTTAACTGGATTGGAGAAGAAGAAAAATGGAGTGAACGATGGGGAAATATACAAAAATGGCTATCTGCAAGGAACTGTCATCTCACTTTAGGAACAGATCCATCCTGTTTTTACAAAATTATGAAAGTAGAACTTGAAGATGCAGAACACACAACTGCCAGAATTGGAGTTTTTAAAGCAGATTTCCTGACGTTAGACGGGTTGCGATATCTGAAAGAAGGGCAAAATGAACATACGGCAGAAGATGTGGTGTTCAATCCATATGAAATATCTCATCCCATTTATAAAATTACAGGAGAAGGAAAATGTACGCTAATTGTGAATGGAAAGCCAATGATCGCAAATGTTGGTCAAAACCTTGTAATTGATACGGATCGCATGATTGCGTTCCGTAAAGATGGGACATTAAATAATACAGCAGTATCAGGAGAATATGAGAATCTGTATTTAATGGAAGGGAAAAATGAAATATTGATTACGGAGGGGTTTGACTTGAAGGTTGTTCCAAATTGGAGGTGCTTATGATACAGGTATATAGTCCAAATAATACGAATTATGAGCATAACGGAGATATGACTCTTATGCCGGAAGAAGCAACCATACATGTGGTGCTGAATGGAGAATGGACAGCCACATTAGAACATCCGATTGATCCAGAAGGACGATGGGAATACATAGTAGATAATGCAGTGATCAAGATGCCGTCTTTCAACGGGGAACAGCTGTTTCGTATAAGAAATAAAGAAAAGAAAGATTCAGGAGTAAGTGCAGATCTTACTCCTATTTTTTTGGATGCAAAAGAGGATTGTTTTTTGTTGGATGTGAGACCGACAGACAAAAACGGACAGGAAGCACTGGATATCATGACAGCATCAAATACAAGATATAGTGCAAAGTCAGACATTATAATACGAGCAACAGCCTATTATCAAACAAAAAATTTGATCGAGGCAATCAACGGAAATGACGAGAATTCCTTTATAAATCGCTGGGGTGGTGAAATTATCTATGATAATTACACCATAGCGGTTAATAAAAGGGTTGGTGGAGATTATGGAGTGCAGGTTCTGTATGGAAAAAATATCGTACAGGATGGATTCTCGGAAACTGTTGACATGAATGATGTGGTTACAAGAATCATACCGAAAGCATACAACGGATATATGATTGAAGGGGATGCTCCATGGGTGGATTCTCCGTTAATAAAAAAATACCCAACGATACGCTATGGAGTAATATCATTTGCAGATGTGAAAATGAGAGAAGATGCAGGAGAAGATGATGAGGAGAATGGAATTGTCATCTGTGATACACAAGAACAATTAGCTGCAGCACTCAGAAAGAAATGCAAGGAACAGTTTGAGAAGGGCGTGGACAAACCAAAAATAACGATAGAAGCAGATATGGAACTTTTACAGAATACAGAATTATACGAAGAAGTTAAAGATCTTGAAACGGTTTCACTGGGAGATACAGTGCATTGTAATCATTCGAGACTTGATATCGTATCAGATGCGAGAGTAATTGAACTGACGTGGGATGCGGTAAGGAATAAGTTAATATCTGTAACTTTGGGAGAGTTCCAATATAATTTTTTGGATAATGTATCATCGGTGATGAGTCGAGTGGATCAAGCGATACGAGGGGATGGAACACTGATTGGTCAGCAGATACAGGGAATCATAAATGGGGTGAAAACACAGCTGAAAGCACAGTCAACGATTGCAAAAAAGCAGAATGTGAGAGCAGTGTTATTTGAAGATCTTAATCCGGAGTCTGAAACATTTGGAGCCATGTGCCTGGGAACGCTTGGATTTGAGATAGCGTCTGAGCGAACTGCAGATGGGAGAGACTGGAACTGGACGACTTTTGGAACTGGACAAGGGTTTTATGCAGATTTTATAGTGGCCGGCACGATGCTGGCTGACAGAATCAAAGGGGGAACATTGGAATTAGGCGGAAAGGATAATGGAAATGGAGTTGCAAGAGTCCTGGATGCAAATGGAAATGAAATAGTGCGACTTGAAAAGAATGGGGTTTACGCAACAGGAAGCTATGTATGCGAAAGTTTAGGCGGAATAAATAGACGAACAGAAATGAAAGCAGGATCACTTATGTTTTCAAAAAAAGATCAAAGTAATCCTATTTTTATGGAACGATCGGGCGATGCACTGGTGATAAGAGCTGGAGGAACATTTGATGATGCAACAGACGCAACAGTATTAATGAGGATATTAAAAAATGCAATCTACATCGATGCAGATACAGTAGGACCAGGAGGATTACCAGGAAAAACAGGAAAAGCTGAATTTTCAGATGGTACATACCTGGAATTTAGCCATGGCTTTTTGATGGGAGGATCTACGAAAGAAGGGAGCTTTTAATGGGAGAAGTTATTGAAAAGGCAGTAAGCTGGGCGGTCTCGATAGCTAATGATAATAGTCATGGATATGACCAGGCTCATAGAGACGGACCAGATTATGATTGCTCATCTCTTATTTGCTGGGCGTATTACAATGCCGGACTCAATACAAGACCAGGATACACACCAGCAACAGGAACAATGTATGATGTATTTCTGTCTGCCGGCTTTACAGATGTAACATCACAGATTAATCTTTCCAACGGATCAGGATTGATACGGGGGGATGTGCTTCTTAAACCCGGAAGCCATACGGAGATGTCTATAGGATCTGGACAGCTTGTGGCTGCATCGCAAAATGAACATGGAGGGGTTACGGGTGGGCAGACAGGTGATCAGACGGGAAATGAAATTCACGTACATGGATATTATAATTTCCCGTGGCAATATGTACTTAGGTATCCGGAAGAAATTACACCGGAAGGAGTATATCTTGTGAGATGGATACCAGGATAGGAGGTGGAGAATGAATTACATCGAACGGAACATATATGTTACAGAAAACAGAATCAAAAGAAAAATTGATTATACACGGGGAACGAATGCACTTCCGATCTATTTCCATTTTATGGATTTTGAGATTCCGGAAGGAGCTGAGGCAAAAGCGTTTGTTTTGAAACCATCGAAAAAGGCAACATATAATGTATGCCCAATTATTGATAATACAGTGCGGGTTATCGTTAAGGATCAGACATTTGCAGAAATAGGGAAGAATTTACTGCAAATAGCAATAACAAAAGAAGAAGATACACTGGTAACATTTGAGCAAGAAGTTGAGGTGCATCGTAATTTTGTAGAAGGCGACGTACCGGAAAGCGAAAATGAAGCTGGTTGGATCAATGGATTTATAAAAGGCATGGAAGAGGCTACTGAGAGGGCAAAGGCGGCTTCGGAAAAAGCGGAACAGATACAGCAGACGTTGGAACAAAAATTAAAGAACGGAGAATTTACAGGTGAAACAGGACCGCAGGGACCGCCAGGAAGAGATGCGAATGCAGTCATTACATCATTAGAACCTGGAATATTTGCGTTGTCGGTAGAAAAAGGGCATTTGTTACTTATATATAATGAAACAGAAGAAGCCCCACCGTTAAAAATTGTAGATGGAAGGTTGAAATATATATTGGAAGAAAATGTATAGCAGTGAAGGAGAAAAAAGAAAATGGCAGTAAAACAGATTGATTTGGGGGAAGTAGTAGGACCAAAAGGGGAAACAGGACCAAAGGGGGAAACGGGGCCAAAAGGAGAAACTGGTCCTGTAGGTCCAGCTGGCCCGCAAGGACCAGCTGGAAAAGTAGATACTAACACTCAAGTGGCATTTGAAGTTGCAAAAACAAGAGAAAATATTGCAAGCAATGAAAAAATGGGGACGATGTTAGGAAAAATTGCAAAATATTTTGCGGATTTGGGAGCAGCGGCCTTTGGGAAAATAGCAAATAATCTGACAACGAAATCTGCAGGAGAATACGTGTTGGATGCTTATCAAGGGAAAGTCCTGGATGAAAAGAAATTGAATGTCGAAAATATCGTCAATGATTTGCTTACAACGGAAGAAGGATATGCACTGGATGCAAGGCAGGGGAAAGTATTAGATGAAAAAAATGGAGAAACAGATAAAAAAATCACTGATTATGTCAATGAAAATTCGCTAAAAAAATATAATCTGACAGATGCACATATTCAAAGTTTTTATACAGTGGGAGCCTTTTCATTGTATAAAAAAGGGAATGAAGTTCATTTTAATCTGTCCGTGACTCCGAAAAGTGGAACAACATTAAATGCAAATAATTTATACGGGATTAATCAGGCAGCATTGCCAAAAGAATTATGGCCAGCAGATGCTACACATATTCAGTGTGTCGGGTGTGGTCAGAATTGGGATAATGCATGTGCTGTGATGGCCTATATAGATGCAAAAGGAGTTATATATTTTTCGACACCGGTAACAAAAACTTTTTACAAATTCCACGGAACTTGGATTGTGGAAGAATAATTTTTACGGAGAACCTATAAAAATAGAAGTTATTAATCAAAGAATATATATATTGGATCAGCCTGAGACAGCGGAGGGAACACGAGAATACCTGAAGGCAGAGTTTAGTTTCTCAAAAGAATGGACTGGTCTGACGAAGACTGCTTTCTTCTGTGGGGCAGATGGAAAAAATTATTCACAGCTACTTGAAAATGATACTTGTAACGTGCCAGCAGAAGCTCTTGCCGTACCTGGGCGGGTTGAGGTATCGGTATCTGGGACTTTGGGCGAGACAATTATCACAACGAATATTGAGAGTTTTACGGTTCCGGAAACTTTGAGCGGTGGCACTCCATCAGATCCTGAGCCGACTGTATGGCAGCTTTCGGGATCTATACGTCGGCGACTACTGGGAGATAAACGGAACCAAATACAGGATAGCAGACATAAATTATTGGCGAAATGTAGGTTATCCGGAATCAGAAAAAGTACAAAAACCCCATATATTAATAGTCCCGGATACTGTGTTAGGGAGCGGACAGATGCATATAAGCAACAGTACGTACGGTGGTTATAGAAATTCGGAAATGAAATCGACTCGATTGAATAATATAGCGAAAACATTGCCGGATACATTTAAAAGTTTATTGCTAACTCATAGAATGTTTTCCGATGGAGCTTGGATAAATGCGTCTGTAGATCTCATGAACGAAGTAATGGTACATGGAACATATATTTGTGCTGACAACAATAATAAGCAGACATCTGATGCACAGCAGTTGGTGCTATTCCGCCTTGCCCCTGAATTGAAAGCGATTGGTATAAACTATTGGTTGCGGAATGCGGCAGGATCGCAGACATACACCCTGATATCGCAATACGGAGATGCCAGCAGTGATATGGCTACAAGCACTTACGGGATTCGCCCGGTGTTCGCAATCGGATGATTTTGGCTTTAAATGCAAAGGAGGTGAGAAAGATGGATGATGTAATTACAAGGGCAGAGCATGAAGAGTTCAAGAAGAGGATTGAAGACGAGAACCATCGTCAGAACAAGCGGATTGAAGTATTGGAGAAGATTACGCAGCAGATTAATTCACTTACCGTTTCCGTCGAAAAGCTCGCACAGAGTATAGAACTTATGGTAAGCGAGCAGAAGCAGCAAGGGAAACGCTTGGAAACATTGGAGAGTCGTGACGGAGATATGTGGAGAACAGCTGTAAAATACGTTCTTACAACTGCCCTCGGTCTTGTTCTTGGTGCAGCGGCAATGAAATTTGGATTGAAATAAAGGAGACTAACTATGAACATTGAATCATTAATGCAGTATATGAGTTACATATTGGCAGGAATCGGAGTGCTGGCTTTCTTGGTCAGCGTGATCGTACAGGCAATCAAGGAGATGCCGGCACTGAAGAAAGTACAGACCAATGTTGTTGCACTGATTACAGCACTGATCCTGACACCAGTAGCAGTAATCGTCTTGTGTACCTATTATCAGATAGTAATTGAGTGGTATTACATTTTTGCATCATTCGTTGCCGCTTTTATAGTTTACCTGGTCAGTACAGGTGGCTGGGAACGCGTGACAGAAATGTGGAATCGGAATACATATAAGAAAAAATAGAATTGCACCAGTGCAAGAAAGGAGAATATCATGACAGAACAGACGGTAAAAGAAATTATTAAGAGTTTTGCCTACGGACTTTCAGTAAAGGAAATCTCGGACAATGAGGGCACATCACTGGAAACTATGGAGAAATTTGCAGAGGAACACGCTGTGGAGATCGAGCAGAAGAAAGCAGAATTGAAAGAAGGTGGCTGGTATGAGTAA